AATAAAATGTCAACCCCAAAAACAAAAAAACCCCAACTTTTTTACAAGTCGGGGCTAAGTTGATTCGGAGAGTTATAAAAAACTACACAACGAAAGCCCCAATACTTGATTGTGGTCTATTATTCGTTTCTGTTGTCTTTATAAGCATCTGCGTGTTATATTACACTTAAAAGCAAAAATTAAATTAAAATTAGTTTTATTAATAAACTGTGTAAGACGAAAGGTCGCCTTCTGTTACAGTGTAGCCCGTGGAAATTCCAGCGAGTGCGTCTACCTCCGCAATTGTTGAGTTAAGGGCGGAAGTTAAGTCTCCGTAGAAGGGTCCAGCTTTTGGCGTCGTGAATGTTGATACTAGTAGCAACTTGGTGTCATTCACGGCAAAAAGAGGAGACCCAGAATCTCCAGCAATTATGGTTTTGTTGAAAGCTAGTCTGTCTGTTTTTACTGGAACTGAAAAAAGAGCTCGATTATATGATCCAGACGAGTCATAAACATAATTAAAATCAAGTAGCACCACTTTGTTTTCTTGATTTAAGGCAATGATTGGTAAGGAGTTTGCTGCAGCGGAATTATTTCCTGAGGGTAAATAGGTTGCGTAATTGCTGGGAAAGATTTCACAGGGGGTGATGTCGTTGGGGAGATCTTCGTTTAACAGAGCAATGTATACATCGGTTGGGTTTGCACCGTTGTCAACGCGCTTTCCTTGGATAACAGTTCTATTGAAAACAGTTCCGTCAGTTCCAACAAATCTTACGGTTGTCCCATTTCCGTACCTATAATGATTAGCCAAGACGACGTGTCTTGGAGTGACAAGGGTTCCAGCCTTCTTCGTTCCGCCAGATGAGTTCCAAGGCGACTCGCAGGTTAAGGCGGCAAGGTGAGACGCATTTAAGATTAACGAACTGTTTCTGGTGTAGTTTTGTGAGACATGGTTCTCAGTTGAAAATAAACTCTGCTGAAGGCTTGTTGATGCGCCCGATAGAGAGGTGTCTATGGTAGTTGTCAAAGCTTCTCTAGCTGTGCCTGAAACGCCGCCCTCAATAACTTCAGTGGTAATGCCACCAGATACATCTAGGTTAAGTATCAACGCCCTAGTTACAGTGTCGGTTCCCTTAGCTGCTACAATAGTTATCGTTGTTGAGGCTGACTCTTCAACCAAAGAGGATACGACTCCAAATGAATCAACTTCAATTTCAGCAGCGTTACTGCTTGAGTATGAAAAAGAAACATCTGTGGCGCCAAGGGAAGTGCTGTAATTGAGTAGGGGATACAAGTATGCAATCTCTACCGAGGATGAAGACGTGTAGCTGGTGATAGTTTTGTCATCTTCTGTAATTGAAGACTGGGACTGAGAGCCTAAAGCGGAGGCCTCTTTAACCACGTTAATGTCAAACCAGAACTTTAATGGCTTTCCTTCGTTTTCTATAGCCGTGCCTAAGTTTGTCATCCTTGATTATTTTCAGTTAGAGCCCCGTCTAAACATAATCTAGTTTTTCCTGCGCCTGAAACCGTTTCAAAGGTTGTTGAGGTTCTACAAGAGATCAGAGTTCCTGTTAGAGTGCCGCTTTTTCCGAAAGAGTCGTCACCGCCTACGCAGTTTGTATACGTACCACTAGCGGGAGAGAAACCACCAAACGACCAATCGCCCCCTATGCATCGAGTAAATGTTCCACTGGATAAGCCCTGTGCTGTATACCAACCGCCAAAGGAGGATGTCCCGCCCTCGCAATTAGTAAAAGTTCCGCTGGCTGTTCCAGACCCACCAAACGAATTTTCAAAGGGAGCCTCGCAGTTTATAAAAGTTCCGCTGGCTGTTCCAGACCCACCAAAGGAATTAGTAGTTGCGCGGCAATCAATGAAAGTTCCGCTGGCTATTCCACCATTACCGCCAAAAGAATTTGCTCCACCAAAGCACGAACGGAATACCTGTAAAGGCTTGTCACCCACAATAGTATTGGATGCCATTTGTAAACCATAGACAAGAATATTATTTGCCGAGAAGGATATGCCAGCTCCATCAATGTAAGTATTTAGCTTAGAAGCATCCCCAGAAAAATTAGTAGATATTAAATCAACAAATTCGGTATCAATGTCAAGTGTGGACGCTAACGTGTATCTTCCTGAGCCAATTATCAACGTTGCTCTATTGTTGTTCGCTAAAGCGCTTCCGTTGGGAGTTAGGGCACACGCTTTATTATAGGCTGCAGCCAAAGCTAATCCATTTTCAGCCGCCGTTCCAGTAGCTTTAACATACACGGTAGAATTGCTATCGAGGTCTGACCCCAGCGCTTCGTAAGCGGACGCGCTAGTAAAGCGAACTTGTAATTTTCGATCCGTATCTACCATGACCTGTCCGACGACGGCGCTAGTAACGGCATCAATCTCCGCTGTCGTTCCCGCTGGTGGAACGATGGCTCCAAACTCTACGACGTCAGCGCTTCCTAAGCCCATAGAAGACCTTAGTTGTGTTTTCTGTTCGTCGGTAGGCGGTGTTCCTACTGGGCTGTTCCCTAAATCAATGCTCATAATTTTGTTCCTTGTCTGTTGAAGATTTACAATAAAAGTTACACTTAATAATTAAAATTTGTTTATCAATAAGTGGGGTAAGCTGAAAGATTGCCTTCTGTTACAGTGTAGCCCGTGAGGTCTCCTTGTAGGGTGTCGAGCGAGAGAATTGCATCATTTAGCTCTGCAACTAAACCGCCGTAGAAGGGGCCAGAAGCCGCACTCCAATACGTGGATAAAAGCCACAGCTCTGAGTTGGTGACGGCAAATATGGGGTTACCAGAATCTCCCGAAATGGCAGAGTCATAGAAAGCTAATCTATTTGGTAGCTTGGGTTCTCTAAAATTTACGATGAAGCTTTGGTTTCGTGAAGCCCCTCTTAAGGACCTTACGCTTCCGCGTTCAGACTGATCAAAAGAAAATAGGGGAAGATCTTCTCCCGCCCTGGTAGTGCCTCCAGCGGGTAAATAAACCTCATAGTTGGCGGGAAATATCTTACAGGGCGTGATGGAGCTAGGGAGGTCTGAGTCTAGTAGAACAAGCATGGCATCCGTGTTAACGCCTTCACGAAAGATAACAGAAGTGCTAACAACGTTTCTAGTGATTACCGTATTGTCAGAAGTTATAAACCTGAGTGAATCGCCAGCATAAAGCGGGTAATGTGCTGCTAATACGGCGTGTCTAGGAGTGATAGCTGTTCCAGCTCTTCGACTGCCCGACCTAGAGTTCCAAGGAGAAGCGCAAGTTAATGCCTCTGCGTGTGTAGACCATAAAAGAAAGTCTGTGTTTCTAATATATGTTACAGTAGCGTGGTTCTGTGACGTATAAACTAAACTCTGCGTAGATGGATTAGCACCTACAAGTAAGTTGTCTAAAGGGTCGGAGAGTGCTTTACGAGCGCTTCCTGCTACCCCGCCCTCAATAACTTCAACTACACCCGCTCCAGAAACCGTTAATGTTATGTTGAATGAACGCGTCGCGCTTTCATTTCCGCTATTGGCTGTGATAGTAATGTTAGCGCTAGAAGTAGACTCTGGTTCAACCATAAAAACAACATTACCATCTGGTAACACATCAATTTCCGTAGGGTTATCAGATGAAAAGGTAAATACCACAGGTGAGCCGATGGGCGAATAAGAAATAAGTGGAGAAAGCCTAACCTGCTCTCCTGTGACTATTGTGGCAAATCGCTCTCCCGTCTTGTCGTCTTCGGTATAAGGACCACTAGTGTCTGGAGATATTTCTGTAAGTTCACGAGACTCTTCAACCTCAAACCATAACTTAAGGACGTTACCATTGTTAATCAAAACATTGTTTAACGAAATCATTATATGGAATGGTGGAGTAATTTATCGGCGTTTGCGTCTACGGTAAACTGCCCGAAGGTTGTGTCTACAGTGATATTACTAGCAGCAGTTTGGGCTGCATTATTTCCTTGGGCGTATACTTCAGGCTGAGTGCTTCCCGACGGTGCTTTAATTGATAACTTAGGATTCGCCATAGTGGAGACCGTACAAACGCTATTGACTATAACAAGTTTGCATCCCGTGTCGCTTGTAATTTCGCATAGACCTGCTTTATCGGAGCTGACTTCTGTTAGTTTTAAAGTAGCAGTATCCGATAGGGTTGTTACCATAGGCGATGGCGAAAAGAATCCTCCGACGGAATCACATCTCAAACCCGCAGCGTTTACAATAGCGCTTCCCTCTGCTTTGATAACGGGAGCCGAATTTACGTTAGAAATAATTCCTGCTATATCGATGATGCAGTCGCCTCCTAAACATGTAAACAATGGTGCATTGTCAGGTGAAGCGGGAACGGATTCTAGACTCAAGTAAGTGCCGTTGCTTGACGCATGTCCGTTGAAAAAGCCATAAGAACCTGATAACCAAGTCAAGTTGCCTCCTATGTATTTCAAGGATGGAATATCTGAACTTGATGTTAAATTAAAAAGTGCCGTGCTCATTGAGGGGTTATTGTAAGTGCATCCAATATCAAACTTAATACTCACGACAGTCGAACCTGAAACGGTAATACCATTAAAGGCATCCTCTTCCGAATACTCTCCCGACATACAGTTAATAACAATAGGATTAGCATTATCCGACACCGCTTGAGCCATTGCACTGTTAATTGTTGCGAAAGGAGCGCCGCCCACGCTTCCAGAGGTATCATCTCCATGCTGAGGATCCACGTAATACGTGTTGGCGGATGTATATCCTATCGTTTCATATGTAGATGGAGCAGTAAAGCGTATATAACGGTTTCTATCTGTATCTATCATTACCTGACCCACAGTCGCATTCGTAATTAGGTCGATCTCCGCTGTCGTTCCCGCTGGTGGAACGATGGCTCCAAACTGTACCGTGTCCGCGCTTCCAAGTCCAATTGAAGATCTTAGCTGTGTTTTCTGTTCGTCGGTAGGCGGAGTTCCTACTGGGTTGTTTCCTAAATCAATACTCATAATGTTATTAGTTATAAATCAAAGATTGGTTGTTAAATGTAAGGCTCTCCCCGTTGAATATAAGTTCATCGCCTGATTCTAGGATCAATTTAAATCCATCTTCGTCCAAAATAAAGCTGCCATTTTCAAGTTGTAGACAATCTGTAAAAAAATCAGCAACGTCTTGGGGTCTAAATCCCGCATCTACAGGATGAGCTATCTTATCAGCGAGGCCAAATTTATTTAATTTTCTGTTTAACTCTTGTATAACATGAGTAAACATATGAAAGTTTTGAGATTCACTTATTGGATACGAAACCAAAAGAGAATCTATCCGACTTGTAAAAGAGTTTACAGTATCGTCGTCCCAATTAAATGTTTGGTGTATTTCCTTTTCTAGAAGATGGATATTTTCTGCGCTCATATACTATAGTGTATTACACACAAAAAACCCCATAATTCTAGGGGTAAAAAAATGCGATTTAAATTTTTTGATTTTTTTAAATTATACAGATCTATACCCTCTGTAGTTTAATTGAGCCAACATAGTGTCGCTAGATCCAGCAGTTATGTTTTCACTAACCATACACCCGTTGCTTAAAGAAAAAGTATTTAATACACCGCTGTCTCCACTTATTTTTAATTCAATGTTTCTATTCCTATCTTTGGAGCCGCTCAAGAATGAAAATGTTTCTTCTATTTCGTAGTTTTCGACTTCTATAGATATGTTGACCTCTTGAAGTATTGGGCCAACAATAGAAATATCTGCTGGCGTTTTTTGCCCTAGGCCGTAAGTTGGTTGGATATTAAAAGATTCAGAAAAAGTAAAAGATTGAACGGCGTTTGTTTGATGTTTGTCAAACGTAACAATTAACCCTGATTGAGATACATTTTCTATTCCGCTTTCGGCCGATGCGAGAGGCCTTATTGATGTATTGCTGCCACTTAAGCTGCCATATATAGATAAGTCAAAAGAGATTTGGGGTAAGTCCCCGACGGCTGTGGAAACGGCATATCCATTTATAGTAGCTTGTGAAAAATCAAGAAGATTGTCTCCATATTCAAACTGACCTGAAATATTTGTTAGTCCCGTTAAGGTTGTCACAAAATCATTATTTAAAAGATATTTATCAATCGAGGCAGTGACTTGAGTAGGCGCTTCAATCGTCTTCCCAGCAAAATCATTTCCAAGCATAGAGATTGGACTCTCATTAACATTCTGTTGGAATGATACATTCTCAATGCCTTGTAATTCAGTTCCGTTAATTATTATATATTCTTCGTGAGATCCTGCGAGTGCCATAAACTACTTTACACTTTTTCTTTTTCAAATTTTTTTTTCTTTTTTATAAATTTTAAGTGTAACACTTTTCACGTCCCATTAGCTTAATCGCGTGGTATGTTTTTGCTAGCTTTGTACAAAATTTAAGCTCCGAAGTCTGAAATAGAGACTTCGGGGCTTCTTTGCTTATGGAATCAATTCCAATAGATAACAAAAAAGTGTAATAAAATTTATGGCATATATATCATATAAGGACGTACCATTATACTTTGGAGGGGTAAACACAAGCGTTTTACCGACAACTAGCGACGGCAGTAACACAGCAGTTTTTTGTCAGCAGGTTCAGCTCAACTACGCCCCAAATATTTCTCCAGTGCGACTTTTAGGAAAAACGCCAACTAAAGATAATTTCAATCTTGCTGGACCTCCAAATTCTTCTATTTCTTTTTCTTGTTACGTGAGTAACGACGAATTTAATCCAAATGACTTTACTGGCGATGTCGGAGATCTTGGAGCTACATTTAGATTAGGTGATGATGTAAGCGGCATATCTGGCAGTGGAGCGTTTTTAACATCTTTTTCTTATACACTCGCGCCGTATTCTCCAGTTTTAGTCCAGTGTGATTTTTCTATTTATAACCCTATGACCATATCCAACCCTGGTGGAAAGATTGCGGCCGAAACAGCTTCTGTTGTAGATGATTTAAATTTTGCAGATTATGGACATGGAGCTTATTCATCTTTTGGAGGAACGCCCTTGGACGATATAGATGTGTTTGAAACAGTTCAATATCAATTCAACGCCAATCGTTTGCCAGTTTACGAAATTGGAGAATATAATCCAAAAGTCGTTGAATTAATAACAGCGGAGCAAAACATACAAGTCAGGGGTGATAATATACAGGCTCTAGTGCCATTGACTGGTTCAAATCCTGGAAATATAACAATAGATGTAAAAAATTCCAGCTCAACGACTCTTTTTTCCACTGATATTGACGGAAGAATCACGTCGGAAAATATTTCTATTGCTGGTGGCGACTTAGCGAGAGGCTCGTTAACTGTTACCGAATTATTAAAATAAAAAGCTTAAATGCCCAATAAACTTGAATTCAACCAATTGAGCCAAAAAATAAGGTTTAAGGAACGTAAATTTAAATTTACCCAAAATCAAATAGATTTTTTAAAAAGGACATTAGACGATCAAACGAAATTAATGTTTTTATCTGGACCAGCTGGAACAGCCAAAACTTATATGGCTGTCTATTCGGCCTTACAGGTTATGATGGACTCAGGTCTAGAAAAAGACATATTGTACGTTAGAAGCATAGCAGAAAGCTCGCAAAAGAGCCTTGGATCTCTTCCTGGATCTATTGATGAAAAATTCGGAGTTTTTGCTGGACCGTTTTATGATAAGATGGACGAGATGTTGCAAACCTCGGATATAAAAATGCTTCGAGACAAAAATCAATTTCAATGTATGCCAGTTAATTTTGTTAGAGGCTCTAACTGGAATGATACAATTGTTATCATTGACGAAGCTCAAAACTTTACATATAGCGAACTTATGACAGTGCTCACCAGAATCGGCGAAGATTCTAAAATATTAATCTGCGGAGACGTAACTCAATCTGACATACGAGACAGCGGCTTTGAAAAAATATTTAATACCTTCGACGATGAAGAATCTATAGAGAATGGAATAGTTTGCACTAAGTTTGGAACCGAAGACATCAAAAGGAGTGAAATTTTAAAGTTTATAGTTAAAAAACTTGATGCTAATATTTAAAAAAATATTTTTTATTTTATCATGAAGTATGAAAAAATTTTGTTTTGAATGCGGCACCAAGCTTGAATATAATTTCAATCCTCCAAATTTTTGCCCTAATTGCGGGGCGAACTTAAAAACAGGGGACTCTAAAAAACCCAAACCTACTCAATCAAAAATATCAGCTGACATTTCAAAGTCTTCCGAGGACTCTGAGGGTTATACTGACGCCAGTTACATACCAAATATCTCGAGCCTACAGTATGAGATTGAGGACTTTGGAGCGACGTCGCAACAAACTATTGGATCTCTTGGAGGCAAGCAGAGTCCTAGAAGATGGAAAAATTCTATCAGGAGAATTGACGATCTATAATGTACATCTTTCAAGATAAAATAGAGCAAATTGAGACAGCGATAGAAAGAAAAAGAGCAAAATGGAATTTAGATGCGGTAGCTTATATAGATTATGATGATATAAAACAAATCATCATGACCCATATTTACAAGAAGTGGCATTTATGGGACCAATCAAAACCTATCGAACCTTGGTTAAGTAGAGTAGTCTCTAATCAGTTTAAAAATTTATTGAGAAATCATTATGGAAATTACGTTAGGCCCTGCTTGCAATGTAAATTCAATAATGGAGGAGACGGATGTTCCAAAACAAAGAGCGGCATTCAGAACGAATCTTGTCAAGAATATAAGCAGTGGTCCGTAAAGAAAAAAGCTGCTTACGACATAAAGCTGGCTGTTACAATGGAAGGCCATATAAATGAAGTTAACGAAAAAAGAGATTCTTTTTTAAACTTAGAATCTGCGACGGCAAAACTATCGGCAGAAATGCAAACCCATCTTAGTGAAAGACATTTTAATGCATTTAAAATGATGTATATAGAAAATAAAACAGATGAGCAAATTGCAAAATATTTAGGATTCAAAACCAATGAAAAGAAGCGATCAGCTGGCTACAAACAAATAAAAAATTTAAAAAAGATTTTCCAAGCAAGGGCTAGACAGATAATTCAAGACAGGGATATAGTATGATTAATTTAAGCGAAGATCAAAAAAATAAAATTTTAGAAATATTTGAAAACAACCCAAACATTTTAAACATTACCAAAATTATTTTTGAAGATGATAGTCTTGATGGTAGATCTAAAGAAGGCAGGGCTGTTACAAAGTTTTTAGCCGAAAACGGACTGAAGGCGAAAACGACAAAACGAGAAAAGATAAAAGAAATATCGCTTTCTCAAGAGCAGTTAGAAAAAATCGAAGAATTAAAGCAAGACAAATTAAATACTTCAGAAATAGCTGATATTATATTTCAGACTAAAGTAACCAGATTGTCTAAAGAATGGCGCTCTGTAAATGAAATAATAAATCAAAGCAAGGAAGAAGAAAAAGATAAGGGGGAGGATTCTGCTGGAAATTATATTGCTCCTCAAGCAGTTTCTAGAATAATTAAAAAAATTAACGACTCAACTGGATACGGTTTAGAGGAGGGTAAAATGTCCAGAAACCAGCATACTTGCTGCGATAAGTTAAGGGTAAATTTATCGAATTCGCGATTTGTGGCTATTGTAAATAACTATATAAACACAAGAGATAAAGAATTATTTGAGCAAGAATTTGTTCGACTGACTTGGGACAAGCCAGACCTTACCCCAGACGAACTAAACCTTTACATGAACGTATGCAAAGAAATTATTAATTTAGAACTTATTACCTCTCACCTGCAAAAACTAAACGATATGTTTGAGTCTGCGGACGATCAAGATGAGATGAGTATTAGATTAGCAGAAATTATCAAAGCCAAAAGTTCAGAGTATCACCAGTGTGAAACTCGTATTGAAAATCTTACAAAAAAACTTCAGGGGGATCGTGGGGCTCGTTTAGCTAGCAAGCAAAAAGATACAGCTTCATTTCTTTCTATAGTTCAGCTTTTTCAGGAAGAAGAAGAGCGACAAAATATGGTTAGAATAGCTGAAATGCAAAAGGAAGTAATTAAAGAAGAGGCTCAACGTCTCGAAGGTATGGCCGCATGGAAGGCTCGTGTTCTAGGGATCGGTATTGAAGATGTCTTATAAATGTAAAGAATGTGAAGCTGAGTTTAACTCAGAAAAAAGTCTTCATGCGCATCTTAAGGCACACAAGATGTATGTAGCTGACTATTATATTAAACATTACCCAAGGTTTAATAAATTAAATGGCAACCCGCTACCCTTTAAGAAAAAAGACGAATACTTTGAAAATGATTTTATCAATAGATCACAACTTGTAAAGTGGTGCGAGTCTGCGCCAGATGAAGAAGTCAAGAGCTATATTATTGAGTTAGGTAAAAAAAGAATTCAAAGAAAAAAGTATGAGAATGCACCCTTTCATTTAGAGCTTCTCAAACGACAGTTGCCAGATATAGATCTTTATAAAAAACACTTCGGTACATATACCAATGCTTGTGAGGCTATGGGATCGAAGCCCATATTCTACAAGGGAATGCCAAAGGAATTTATGAATAATGTGGAAGTTGAAGTTCTGATCGACACTAGGGAGCAGCAACCGTTAGAGTTCAATAAATCCACAATTTTAAAGTTAGACTTTGGAGATTACACTTTGGGTGGAGATGATTTTACTAATACATTTGTAGATAGAAAAAGCGCTGGCGATTTTTTATCAACCTTTGGAGGGCAAGTAGATAGGTTTAGAAGAGAGATGAAAAGATGTGTTGAGCTAGATAGCTATATGTATATTGTTGTGGAGAAGCCCTTGGCAGCAATAGAGAAGGAGGCTATGTTCACAAAAGGGAGAAGAGTTTCTAAACTAGGATGGGTTTTCTCTAACTTAATTTCTGTCCAACACGAGTTCGCGGGTCATTGCCAATTTGTATTTACAGACAGTAGGAGCCATAGTGAAGAAATTATACCTAAACTTTTAAGTCTGGGCAAAAAGCTTTGGGACGTAGACGTGCAATATTTTTTAGACAAGGAGGAAAGATGAGTTGGGATATAGGAAATCAAAAGCCTTTAAAGAGGGAGCCAGTTAATAATCAAGTTATGGGTCTTGAGGGTTATCTTGAGGACACTAAAGCGAAAATTTGGTTGTATAAATTTTTAAAGGAAAATGTAACCTTTACTACTGAATTGCTTACTGGCATCGAGCTATTCCCATTTCAGCACATGGCGGTTAAAGCAATGATGGAGAACGATTACTTTTTGGGTATCTGGTCTCGTGGTATGTCTAAGTCTTTCTCTACTGGTATTTTCGCATTGCTAGACGCAATGATGAACCAAGGTGTACATATTGGAATCATTTCAAAATCGTTTCGTCAATCTAAGATGATCTTTCGTAAAATAGAAGATATATCACAAGACCCTAAAGCTGAACTGTTTAGACAGTGTATAGGCAAGGTAAGCAAGTCTAATGATGAATGGTCAATGCAAATTGGTAAGAGCCGCATTACTGCCTTGCCGCTTGGTGACGGAGAAAAGCTTCGTGGTTTTCGTTTCCAGCGTATTATTATTGATGAGCTTCTACTTATGCCAGAAAAAGTTTTGAACGAAGTTATTATGCCGTTCCTAGCTGTTGTGGAAAACCCCACAGAACGTCAAAAAATTAAAGATGCAGAAGACGCAATGATTGAGGCTGGCAAGATGACAGAAGAGGAAAGAACCGAATGGCCATCTAATAAAATGATTGGTTTGTCGTCAGCATCATACAAGTTTGAATATCTCTACAAAATGTATCAAGCCTATGAGAACATGATCTTTAATCCTGGAGCAAAAAATCAAGGCAGAAGATGCATTATGCAGTTTAGTTATGATTGCGCCCCAAAAGCCCTATATGATGAAAACTTAATATCTCAAGCAAGAGGAACAATGAGTCAGTCGCAAATCGACCGAGAGTTTAATGCTCAATTTACCGATGACAGTGCTGGCTATTTTAAGATTAGTAAGATGGCTGAATGCACTATTGAGGATGGGGAATCCCCTGCCGTAGAAGTGGCTGGCGATCCAGACGCAGAGTATATAATGGCGTTTGACCCCTCTTGGTCTGAGTCAGAAACTTCTGATGATTTTGCTATACAAGTTATAAAGCTCATGCCAGAAAAAAAGAAAGGTGTCGTTGTCCACAGTTATGCACTTCCTGGGACAAACCTAAAAAAACATATGACTTATTTTAAATATCTTTTAGATAGTTTTAATATTATTATGATTGTAGGAGACTACAATGGAGGCGTGCAGTTTATAAACTCTTGCAACGAAAGCGATATGTTTAAAAAAGAAAAGTTAGAAATAGGGGTTTTTGATCCAAAACTAGATAATCCACACGATTATGAGAAAGACTTGAGGGACGCTAGAAGGAATTACAATAAAAGTAGCAATACCATATGCATATTAAGAAAGCCAGTGTCCAACTGGATTAGAAGCGCAAATGAAATGTTGCAAACAGCTTTTGATAGAAAGAGGTTATATTTTGCTGCGACCGCTATGGATGATAATTATTCTTTGCAAAAAGCAAAAAAGATTCCGATCAAGGAATTAAAGTTTTCAAAGTATGAAGACGAAAAGAATGTTGGGGCAAAGATGATTGACTTCATTGAACATCAAAAGGATATGATAGACTTAACGAAAGCTGAATGTGCACTTATACAAGTAACTTCGTCTGCTGGAGGCACTCAAAGTTTTGATCTTCCCAGCAATTTAAAAAGACAGAAGGGCGTAGATAGACCTAGAAAAGACTCCTATTCCGCTATTGTACTAGGCAATTGGGGTATGAATATTTATTACGATATGATGAATATTCCCGAAGAAGCTAACCATGGATTTACTCCGATGTTTATTTAAAAAGTTCGAAAAGTGACTTTTAAAAAGTGTAACTAACTTTATAATAGCTATGCCGATACCGAAACCAGGAAAAAAGGAAGAACAAAAACAATTCATGTCTCGTTGCTTGGGCGACAAGGTGATGAAAGAAGAATTTAAAGACATCAATCAGAGAATTGCGGTATGCATAACATCATTTAAAGAAAAGGACAAAAAAGATGGCTAAAAGAAAATATACGAAAAAATCTAATTATTGGAACAAATTTCAAAAGGTCTCTAACGAAGCGTCTGCGACCCAACAGGATGTAGAGCCCGCAACAATGGGCGAGGCCTATCACGTTTCTCACGGGTCGTATAATCGATCTGGTTCTATTAGCAACTTGTCGTCCTCTAGCACATCTACGCGAATTAATAGATCCTCCGTTACGAGTCCACTTAATAAATTTAGTCAAATTAGGGGCGGGCTTTTACCTTATGAAATTTCTTCTGACGGAATCAATGTAAGAGAGGCGATTGAGCTTTGCCAAAAAGCTTATGCAAATGTTCCGATCTTTAGAAATACTATCGACATGATGTCTGAGTTCGCAAACTCGGAATTGTATCTAGAGGGAGGCAACGCAACATCTAGAAACTTTTTTGAAAAACTATTAGACAGAATCAAAATTTGGGATTTAAAAGATCAATACTTTAGGGAATACTATAGAAGTGGAAATATTTTCTTGTATCGCATTGATGGTAAATTTAGCTTAGATGACTACAAAAAGTTTTCGCAAAATGTGTCCGAAGGGCCTTCTCTAAATAAATTTCCTCTTAAATATGTCGTATTGAACCCCTTTGAAATTGTAGCTAAGCGCAGCACCGTATTTAACACGAAGGATGGAGCTTATGCAAAAATTCTTTCCGAGTTCGACATGGAAAGATTAGCTAACCCCAAAAATGATTACGATCAAGCAGTCTTTGATGCGCTAGAACCAGAAGTTCAACAGCAAATCAGGGATGGAGCATACTTTAAAGATGGTTTAAAAATTAACCTAAAGAACGATAAAATTTCTTACAGCTTTTATAAAAAGCAAGATTACGAACCATTCGCTATTCCATTTGGCTATCCTGTTCTTGAAGACATTAACGCCAAGATGGAAATGAAGAAAATGGACCAAGCGATCATGAGAACCGTTGAAAATGTTATTCTAATGATCACGATGGGTGCCGAACCAGACAAGGGGGGCATTAACCCAAACAATGTAAAAGCGATGCAAAAACTTTTCCAAAATGAATCTGTCGGTAGGGTTTTAGTTTCTGACTATACCACAAAGGCAGACTTTGTTATCCCAGATATCAACAAGGTTGTTGGGCCAGGAAAATATGAAGTTATTAATAAAGACATTAAGGAAGGGTTGCAAAATATCATTCTTAATGACGACAAATATAATGGCGCTCAAATTAAAGCTCGTGTATTTTTGGACAGGCTCAAAGAAGCTCGTGAAGCTTTTATTCAAGATTTTCTACAACCAGAAATTAGACGCATAGCTAAAGATTTAGGATTCAGATCATACCCGACTGTTAAGTTTAAAGATATAGATTTACGTGATGAAGTTCAACTTATGAGAGTCGCTACAAGGCTTATGGAGTTGGGCGTTATGACTGCAGAACAAGGTATGGATTTATTTCACACTGGAAGGTTTCCCCTTGCTGAAGAGCTGGAAGGAGCGCAAGAAAAGTTCGTAGAGCAAAGAGAAAAAGGTTACTTTAATCCAGTAGTTGGAGGAGTTCCGATGATTGAACCCGATGAAGAATCCAACGAGCAAAAAAAGAAGCCAGATGGTGGAATGGCTGGAAGGCCAGAGGGTTCTAAGGATCAATTCTCAAGAGAAAATATTCAAGGCACGATTTATGAAGTGGAAGCGCTAAGCTCTATCGCAAAAGAAAAAATGTTAGAAAAGCTTGATTCAGAATCATTAAGCGAAGATCAAGAAAAAATGCTGAGCAAGCTATGCGAATCTGTTGTTTGTGCTTCAGAAAAAGAAAATTGGCAGGAAACAATTATTTCTTGTGTAAATGATTTTGCGCAGATTGAAAGACTGGGAACCCTGAACGGTGTTTTTGAAATTTCAGACGCTCATAAATTAGAAGTTTATCCATCAGCAATATTATATCACTCAAAATGAAAGAAATCAAAAATCCCCTAGAAATGAGCGTAGACCGCTCCAACGGCAATATAGAGATATCTATTGCGAAAAAATACAGCAAAACTGAAGAAGCTATGTACAAGTCATACATGAATATTTGCTCTATGGATGACAAAGCCTTAGTTGATACTTCTGGTATGGACGAAGAGTCTACGGCCAAAAGTTGTGGAATGCAATACGATAAAATGAGGGCAATGATGAATGAAGTCGGAGAAGGGGGATTGACTGAAAACCAAAAAAAGCTTCCTAAACCTTTGCAAAAAGCCATTTTAGAAAAAATGAAAAAAGAAGGAAAGGCTTCCGAATCCGATGAAAAGAATTTCAAGCCTCATATGATGTATGATCCAAAAACTGGCAAAAGCTACGAAGCAAAAACCTACAAAGATCATATGGATATGAAAAAAATGGGCTATACCCACGAGGATCCCAAGAAGAATGCATAAGTACACAGCAAAGTTCGATTTTGAAATTAAAGCCTGCGAAGAAATTTCAGGCATTAATGTAAGTAAGGCTAATATTGAAAATTTAAGAGAGTTGATACCAACCTCTGTAGATTTAGAAAAGAATATTGACTTGATGGGCGTGGCATTTAACGCTGCGGTTGTTAACGAGTTTAATAAGAATGGCGATGGGATTGATACAAAAACAGCAATCGATTCAGTTCAGCAGTTTATTCATAAACCAACAAATATCGAGCATAACAAGAAAAAAGTTGTTGGTCATATTGTAAATGCTGGCTTTAGCGATTACTCTGATAGCTCTATCTTGATTAATGTTGATGAAAACGAAAAAGATGCATTTAATATCGCTTTGGGTGCTGTGGTATATAAGACCGTAGACAAAGAATTTTTTGAAATACTAGAGAAAAGTACCGACCCAAAAAACAAAATGCACAATACGGTTTCTGCGAGTTGGGAAATTGGGTTTAGCGAATATAAAATCGCAGTAGGCAGTAAGAATCTCAAGGACGCAGAAATTATTTCTGATCCCGATCAAGTAAGGGAAATGAAAGGGATGCTGAGAGCCTTTGGAGGCAAAGGGAAGACCGAAGATGGTCGTCCAGTCTACCGACTCATCACTGGTCAAGTTTATCCCCTGGGCATAGGATTTACTATGAAGCCAGCTGCAAATGTTAAGGGTGTAATCAGTCAAGAGCACAAGCTCGATGAACCCAAAAACAAAAACTCTAATCAAGGACAAGCCTCACAATTAGAAAAAACGTCAAAGAAAATTTCACAAAAATTAAAAAATACTGTAAACAATACTAAAATTATGGAACTAGAAACTCTACTATCAGAACTAAAAGACTCTCTTGCAGAAAAGAAATTTTCCGAAGAAGCTGTCGCTGGCATGACTTCGACCTTTGCCGAAGCCATTAAACAAAAAGATGACGAGTACAAGGCTTCTCTTGAAGCTACGGAACAAGAGAAAGCTGAAATCGCTTCCGCGAAAGAAGAGCTCGAAGCTTCCGTAGAGTCTATTAAGGAAGAGCTACAAGCTGCTCAAGAGCGCATCGCTTCTTTCGAAGCCGACAAAAAGGCCGAAGAAGCTGTTGCTACATTCAACGCACGTATGGAAGAAATTGATTCTACTTACGATCTTGAAGAAAGCGACAGTGCATTTATTGCTGAGAAAATCAAAGGTCTAGATGACACCGAAGAGTCCTTCGCCTCATTTAAGAAAGAGCTTTCTATTTTCTGGGCATCAAAGAGCAAAGAAGCTAAAGCAAAGCAAGAAGAGGCAATCGCCGCTCGCGTTGAAGCTGAAATCGAAAAGCGTCTTAGCACATCAGAAGCGTCTGAAGTGACTGAGGCTGCAGAAGAAGTTGACGTCGAAGAAGCTCTCGAAAATGCAGAAGCTACCGAAGAAGCTCTTCCTAACAATAATGAAGCCCAAGCTTCAAATAAAACTTTTAAGGATAAGTTCGCTGCTGCGTTTAGCCGTGAAAATATTCTTGGATAAAATAAAAAAACTAAATTTAACTAAAAAAAATTATGGCACTAAGATTACTTCCATTCAGACAGTATGACGAGCAAGACGTTGTTAACGTTTTTGCTCTCCAAAACGCCGATGTTCTCGAGTCCACCACTGGTGACGGCAAGGGTTCTAACGGTGTTTTCGTCAAGGTCACTGACGGTAACTTCGACCAAGATGTTATTACTTACGGTTCTAACAGCTATCTTGGCAAGACAGATTACCCTCACGTCGGTGGCGACATGTATCCTACCAACCCTCTTGAAGTTGCTGCTGCTGCTTCTGGCGAAATCCCTCTTGGATTGACCCTGAATCAAACAGCGAAGACTGATGAGAATGGTGAGAAACTTCTTTATAATGTAACCAAGAAAGAAGAGCTTCAAGCTGTTCTTCCTGGCCAAAGCGTTCCTGTCGCAACTAAAGGTATCTTTACCTTGAGCGCAAACGCTATCGAAGGTAACGCAGCTTCTGTGTTCACTATCGGAGATGGTTTTGAGGTTGCTGGTGATGGAACAGTTGGTCCTGCTACTGTAGGTTCTGCTGATTCGCTTGGTATGGTTCTTGGAACTGGCTCGCGTACTTCTAACACTGTTACTGATCAGTTCGCTGGTGATTATGTTATTGTTAAACTTGGATAACAAGAAAGGGACTTTATAATATGAAAATTACTTTAAAAAATACTCCAGAACAAGTCGAGCTTGTAAAAGCAATGGCTTCTCGCAACCGTGATGTTGCTTACGAAGCTCAAACTGCTCTTGCTGAGTTTATCGGCCCTGTTCTCGCTGAAGTTATCAACAATGCTCCTGCTTTGTCGAATCTCTTCACTACTCTTCAGTACAATGCTGATGACAATCCTTCGATTCCGTTGGATCTGTACTTCGACATTTCTGATGAAGATTACGTACAAGTTTATAGCCAAAGCCGCGCTGGTGGCCTTCCAACTTCGGAAGTTCTTCCAACATCTGCTGAGCTTAAGATCGCTACATACAGCCTTGATTCCGCTGTAAGCTTTGATCGTCGTTATGCTGCTAAGAGCCGCATGGACGTTGTCGCTAAGACAATGACTCGTGTTGCACAAGAAATCCTTCTTAAGCAAAACACAATCTCTGCTAATGTTATCATGAAAGCTCTTGGTGCTGCTTCTACTAACGGACTCGCTCACGTTATTGGAGCCGACACTGCAGATCGTTTCACTCTTGCTGACTTGAATGCTCTTATGACTCGCTCAAAGAGAATTGTCACTTCGTTTACAGGTGGTACTCCTGATGCTCGTCAAGGCCGTGGTCTTACAGACATCATTGTTTCTCCTGAAATCGTTGAAGAGCTTCGCGCTATTGCTTACAATCCAATCAACACCAAGGTAGCCCCTGCTGGCGCTGGTACTGATTCGGTTCGTACTGCTGACGTTATAGCTGAACAAGCTTATAGTGCTGCTGGCGCTCCTGAGTTCTACGGTATCAATGTTATCGAACTTAACGAATTTGGTGATGGACAGAAGTTCAACACTACTTTCGACAACAGCTACGCTGGTTCTTTCACTCCTGCTAGTGAGCAGATTGTTGTTGGTATCGACCGTAGCCGCGAAGCATTGGTTCGCCCAGTTGCTGTTGACGCTGAAAACGGTGGTGAGTTTAGCCTCATCGCTGATGACCAGTACAGCATTCGCCAAAGCAAGATCGGATACTTCGGTTCTCTTGAAGAGGGTCGTATCGTTCTTGATGACCGCGCTCTTGTTGGTTGCATCGTTTAATCGAACAAAACACTTAAAACTAAGCCGTCCCGAAAGGGGCGGCTTTTTTTGTGTAATATTTACGCTTTTGTTTTATCATAAGTGTATGGATAATATATCAAAAAAAATTAATGAAGAGGGAAGCAAGTGCGAACAATTACCCGAAGCTATCCCTGTGAACGAAGAAAAAGTAAAAGAGTTCATGAAAAAAGTCCAGAAAACAATTAATGCAGACGAGAGAGATATTGCGACTGCAGTTGAAAACGACGAACCCAATAACGAAGAAATGCAGAAGAGCGTTCAGACTAACACTTTGGACAGCTTAAACTATGCAGATGGAAAAGAGAGGGATGAAATTGATGAAATTGAAGCCAAAGAAAAGCTAATGGGTGTAGATGTCATTTCTCCGTTTGGCACAAGCAATCCCAAAGTTTTTAAAAGAAAGCTAGAGTCCATGGGGCATGTTAGAAAATCAACACTCGCAGAAAAAACAGGAACAAGAGTTTTTGCGGATGAAGAAATGCAGAACGAAGCTTTAATTAAAGCTTTTCACGAATGGAGGGGAAGCAATTGGGGGTCGACAGGGAGTAAGACTCAAGCCAAAGCGAAGATGCTCGCGTCCGATTCTGTGCAGGACTTTGAGAACAAACTCAAAAGAAAAACCCTATCTGAACTTCAAGAAATGGCGCTGAAATTGGGGTTTACTCCAAGTTTTGATAGGATCAGACTAATATCCGCCTTAAGGCAAGAATATCTTAAGAGGAGCTAAGCTTTTAACTTCTTTTTTTGTGTAATAACAAATATGGACGATATATTAAATGACCTAACAATAGTAGACGGTAAAGAAAAGCCGTTAAAGAAAAAGGTTGCAAAAAAACCAAAACTCAAGAACACATTAAAAAAAGAGAATCCTGTCCTGGAGAAGACTGCAGGAGAAAAAAAGTCAACGAAAAGCGGTTACTCTCTCGAAGATTTATCTAAAAAAAGCACGAGCGACTTAAAAAATATATGTAAAGAGTTAAATATTACAGTGGTTCGCCGCAAGACAGATTTAATTAAAAATATTTTAAATAATAGCTAGTATGTCAACTATAGGAAATTTAGCCAACTCTATTTTTGTAAATGAATTTGATTCCACTGGGGTATCTGAAGTATCCATTTCTGGGTGGCTTGATAATAACCTTGGACAGTTAAATAATGTACTCTACTCCAGTTTCTCTGGAGTTAGCGGAGAAGTGTCTGGGTTTGGTCTAGAGGAACAGAGTATCTATAAGGAGATGTATTTATATCACTATTATACGAAACAAACTCGAAACACTATTCGTGGGATAGCTAACGATACAAATGGCAACATTCTAAGCGTTAGAGATGGGGATAATGCCATTACATTTGTAAATAAGAATGAGGTGTCTAAGGTTTATAAGAGCCTCGCTCAAGACTCTTATGACGCTTTAGAGCGGCTAGTAGCAAATTATAATAGCTACCAGTCAAGTCCACGACAGGTGGGAGGGATTGAGTCTTCAGCCCAACCAAGCGAAGCAAGCTAATTACACTCCTCAGAATATATCTCTGATAGCGTGATCACTGCATAGCAGGATTGCGCTTTTTTGTGGGTATAAAAAAACCCCGTCGAATTCGACGGGGTTTTAATATGATAGAGGTATTTTTAGCTTCTTGCGTTGCCTAGTACAGTAGAGGCATTTGAACCAGAGAAAAATACGTTATTGACATCGTCATTAGGGCCACCAATCGATAGAGAGAAACTCAAATCAACAGTCTTATTTGGTCCGATGCTCGAACTAAATGATTGGCTGTCAAGCTTAAGCTTTTTGAGCTTATAAGAAGCTCTTGGTGTACTGCCTGAGTCTGCGTCTTTGAACGTAAACTGAAGTTCATCAATGAATTGGTCATCGTTAATGATGTCAGTCAGAGATGCTGACTGTGTCTCAGAAACGATAGCGGAAACAGAAAGTGTCGGAGTGATCGGGAAGTCAACAACTCGAGCGAACGAAAAGCGAGATCCTAGTTTGTCGATAGGAGTTCTGCTGAGTGGGATTGAAATAGATACGCTTTGAACGTGTGCTGAGCCATCTCCATCAAGGTCAACGAAGCTGTCTCCGTCTGCACTAGCAAGAGATAGGGTAATGTCTCCTGGGCGAAGAGCGGTTGGAATGTCTGCTCCAGTGCCTTGCAAACCTACTGGAAGAGCGATGCCTAAATCTTGCTCAGCAAGAGATGTTCCGAGTTCAGGGTCGATTCCGACACCAGAAATGCCAGAATATCCGTTAGTCGAACCAGAAACACCAGCAGTCGCATTCATGTTTGTTCCTTCAAGTGATAGAGAAACTGTTGGAATGCTACCTACGGAAGCTTCAAGGCTGTAATCAGTAAGGAAAGCATTTCCAATACCTATTGTGTTGTAATTTGTAGATCCTACGGCTGGATCAAAGTTTGCGTCTACACCTTCTGGAGCCGTCAAAATGTAGAAGTTTTGACCACTTGTGGCGGAAATTTGTCCCGAAATAAAACCAGCATCAAAGCTTGTTCCATTTTTAAATTGAAGGGCTTGCTCGTTGAAGCCGTCTCCGAGGAAGTAAGACATATCAAAAGACACCGTGGGTGCCTCAAGAATGATAGAATCGATTCTCGCAAGTTGACCAAATTGGTTCACATCTTGACGAGTGATATTTAGTGAATAATTAGCAGATTGTACTCTGCGAAGTTGGACGTGCTCGCTGCTTCCAGTAGAATTTACTGTTTGGCTGGCGAACAGCGCGTCGGATTGATAAATAACTCTATTTTTAGCCATGATATTTTATATTGTTTACAGTTAATTGTGTTGATTGTGAAATTATGATCTAGGATATCTTACTGTAGATACCTCAAAATCAATAAACCCGACTTTTATTTCGCCAGGGAGGGAGGATTGAGATTTTTGTGAAAATTTAGAAACAGTAACGTCGTCAATAAAATAAGGGTTACTCTCGAGATATAGATCCCTTAAGGACGAATAATTATAAGAGCCGTTTTTGACATCGCCATATTCTGTTGAGGGGTGAGAAGAAAAGGGTATTTTTGCAAAAGATTTTCTAGCAGAGTCTGCAAAAATAGAAAGAGATCCGTCTAACTGATACTCGTTTTCAGCAAGAACTACCGCTTTAATAGAATTGTTTGTCTTGTCTTCTCCGCCAAAAGCAAAGCCTTCGTTTTTCATAAATTCACAATTTAAAAATATAGCTGGAACCATTTGGTCGTAAGGCTCCAAGCCCTCTATGGTAGGGGTTCCGTACCTGCTATTTAGGGTGAACTTATTTTCTATGATCAAGTCTTCTTCTGTGTCGTTAGTGAGGTATATGTTAAAATCTTTTACGGCAAAAGTTCCTGTTGCGTTGTTGGCTGTACCTGCGCCAGTATGCAAAATTCTTCCATTTTCGTAATCATAAATATATTCCGATCTCTCTAGCTGAGAACCTTGATCTAAGATTGAATTTGGGTTAGCAATAATTGGGTTTACTTCTCCTGTTATTGAAGAGTCATTAACCCATTGTTTATAATTACTTTGAAGTGGCGTCCAAGGAGCTGGCAACCTGCTATCTGGCTTAGAAAAAAGTGTCCCCGTTTTATTTGAATAAGCTTCCCCTTTTTGAAGTAGTTCATGGTCAAACCACATAAAAAAACTGGTCATTAATTCGTGCTGGTACTGGGGTTTCATAAAAATATTTACACTATTAAATAGTTAAGTTTTGAAATTCTTTCCTATATTTATTTAGAAGGGCTGATATATACTGAACATTTTTAAACTTTACCCCGTTTTTTCTAACTTTTCTTGGCGATTGGATACCTAGACCAGACCTACTATTATCTCTTTCTACTTTTAAATAGTAGCCTAGTCCAGATATACCAGTTTCTATGCCCTTGGCCCAGCTTCTTCCACTAGCCCAGGGCATTGGGGTAGCGTCAAATACATCTTTGGGGTCTGGTATATAAATAGAAAATTCAATTGATTTACCCTTAATGGTGGCAAATTCAAAGTTGGTTTCCTGTAGTATGTTTTCTATTTGCTTTGTCGGGTCTCCCAGCGACTCGTCGAATCCTATGAATGAGTATAAACTGGTCGCTCCTCCGAGAGTGCCGCTAATATTTTGAGCACCCGCGCCTTGTTTTATTTCTATGGTGACTGGGTGATTTAAAAAATCAGCAATCATTTGATTTTTAATCCTCTGAAAAGCCGCTCTCCCCCTTTTTTGTATTTCGTTTCTGAGTATTTTGGGAGCCTGCTTCTCTAGGCTGGATATGATTTTTAGATCGAGAGGCATTATGATGTCGGTGCATTTTGAAGCTCTTCGATCGGCTCCAAATAAAAATGGTAATACTGAGGTCCAAATATGCCAGTAGGGTTGCCTTTTGTAACTATTTTGTACTTTCCACCCTCAAACTCGCACCTTTTTGCTTCTTTTAAAATATTAAACCCAGAGGCGTCTACGGTAATTCTAACCGAACCATCTATCACTTCTATGTCTAGCTGACTGTTTATTTTTTCACCAGCTAAAGCTACCTCTTTAGCATCTATATATTTTATTCTAGCCTTAACAGTGTGAGCTTCTGAGCTTATTGATGTGCTAGATTCTCCAGAGTCAGTTCTGCCATATATTCCGTTGTATTCTTGGCTCGCTGCTATTAAAATTTTTACACCGTCTTTGTATACAGTGATATTTCTAGCAAATGTTTCATGTATGTCGTCAATGATTGATTTGATAGCGGTCTTTTGCGAGTCTGAGATTAAAGAAGTTGCCATATCTACTTTTACACTTTTTTGTGTAAAGAGTTCGAGGGACAAGGAATGAAAGCTCAGGATTTTTTAAATGATAGGTCGGATTACTATATCCGTTTTCTGTTCAAATCTTTTTTGAACACTCTAGAGGACTTGCAGTCTCATCACGAGATAAACTTTGGCAAGTTATATGATAATTTACCTCAAGAATACCACGGCATTATCGAGATGTCGGATTATTTTGATGAAGATCATTTTCAAGCCTACCGAAAAAGAATTTTAGATACTGGAAATTCTGTATTAAGGGATTATAATAATGAAGTTGAAAATCTAACAGTAGAATTTAGATTTAAAAATTAAAATTATGAAAACAAAGTATATTTACAAATTTAAGGTAAACAAGAGCGAAAAGAAACAGGTAGAAGTAAATCGTAAAAATAAAGAAACTGGTGAAACAGAAACTATCTTGCAGAACAAAGAAGTTAAAACACCAGTTGAATTTGTAATTAAAAAGCCAAGTCGTCGGATTGTTGATGAAGCTGAGGCTCAGTATGCTATCGAACTTAGTAAGAATATCAAGAAAGGTATTGTAACTAAAGATATGCTTGTGAAGAAATACGCTGATACTGGAGGAAGCTTAACCGAAGAAGAAACTAAAGACACTCTTAGAAAACTCCAGCGAAGCAATGAAATTGCGAACAAGATTCAAATGCTGTCTTCAACAGATAAGAAAAAAAATAAAAGCGAAATAGAAGAGCTGGAATTAGAGCTGGTTCAAATTAGAAAAAATTTAATTGACGTCGAAATGTCTGTTCAGAGTGTTTATGAACACACTGCAGACTCCAGAGCTGAGAGATCAATGCTCTTATGGTACACCGTACAACTTTGCAAGATTATCGCAGAAGATGAAGAGAAAAGCTTTTTCGATGGGATTATTTACGAAGATCAGTTAAACGATCTATATCAAAAAGATGAAGAAGGTGATGATCTTGAAAGAGAAGCCTTGTCTACAATGATGCTTGTTATTTCTTATTGGTTTTATAACAATAATGCCGAAGAGAAAGATATAGAAGAATTTTTAAAACAACAACAGGGTGCATAACGATGATCTAGCCGACATCGTCGTTGAGATTTTTGATGGTTGCAGTGTATTAGGCTCTACTTTGGGCCCGATTTACATTAAACATTTTCACCAGCTAGATACCAGAAAAATACTAGCAAAAAAAAAGCTATATGAGGCACAGGCAGAAGAAAGGGGACTATTAACCGAAAGGAGCTCCTTGAAAATGCTGATTCAGGATGGAATGTGGGATGACGAATCCGAAAAGGAGATAAAAGACAAAAAGAAATTTATAGAAAATTTAAAAAATTCTTTAGCTAAAATTGAACTGCCTTCAAAAAGAAGAAATCATAAAAAATTAATAGATACGGAAGTTGGTAAATTAAATACCCTAGCCTTTGAAAGAGAAAAGTTAATTGGCCTTACGGCAGAGAAGTACGCGCAGAGAAAAGTTAACAAAGATTTTTTTGAAAGCCTTTTGTTTCTAGATAAAGAATTTAAAGTATCCCCCTTTGAGGAATTAGATTATCAAGATACTGAATCAGCCCAAGAGTTAGCAAATTTAGAAGAACAGTTTTTTAAAAGAATGGCCGACGAAAATATATCTAAGGCCGTTTTGTCACCTTTTTTTGGTCCTTATTTGCCTTATTCTGAAGATGTCATCAATATGTTTGGAGAGCCTTTAAAGAATTTGACAGCATTTCAGTTAAAAATGATAACTTATGCCAGAAGTTTTTTGAATATATTTAAAAACTCTCAAAAAGAAATTCCAGATCATGTAGCCTCGGATCCAGATTTATTGATAGACTTCTATAATGCGCAGAAAACAGATGGCAGTAGCAAAAGCAGTAGCGATGCTGACGCAACTACTTATTTTGGAGCTGACAGAAATGACATAGAAGAATTAAAGAAACAAGACCAGAATGCTATAGTGCTAGAAGATGAAATAAAAAAGAGGGGTGGGGTATTAAATATGAAGGATATGGTAGATTTGCACGGACTTTGATTTAAAAAGATGAATAAAATAGTGTAACACTACTATATGGCATCGGCAAAAGTACCAGTAACATTCACACCAGTAGATTCAAGGAAAGTAGACGCGGCATTAGCAAGAATTCAGGCCAAGGCTAAGGGGGTTGATTTTGGAGGAGGCGCGGCGTCTATAGGAAAGCTTTCCAGGCCTCTTGGAAAGATAACGGGACAAGCCTCAGAATTTCAAAAATCACTTGAAGCTTCTAATGCTCGTGTCTTGGCTTTTGGAGCATCTGTCGCTGTTATAAATAAACTTTCACAAGCCTTTGGGGCTTTAGTCGCGAACACTATTAAAGTAGAGGCAACTTTCGCTAAAATTAATACAATCCTAGGAGCGTCGACAAAAGAATTAGAAAAGTTTGGAAATGGTATATTTAAAGTAGCCCAACAAACTGGAACATCTTTTGATCAGGTTGCCGAAGGCGCTCTAGAGCTAGCTAGGCAGGGTTTAAGTGTTGAGGAGTCTCTAAATAGAGTTTCCACTTCTTTGAAGCTTGTTCGCGTTGCTGGAATTGATTCAGAAAAAGCTGTTTCGGGTTTGACTGCAGCTATTAAGGGTTTTGAGGGGGCTGGATTAACTGTGGCTCAAATTGCAGATAAACTAGCGGAAGTTGATACGAAATTTGCTGTATCGACTGAGGATTTGATTAACGGCCTTGAGAGAGCTTCGGCTTCTGCTCGAGTCGCTGGAGTCTCTTTTGATGAGTTATTGGGTGTTGTTACAACTGTTCAGGAAAGAACTCAGCGTGGTGGTGCTGTTATTGGTAACGCCTTTAAAACTATTTTTGCCAGACTAAGTAGGACTGATACCTTAGATACTCTTGAGCAGTTGGGTATTGAAGTTTTGGACGCCCAAGGAAATGTAAGATCGGCGATACCTCTCTTTACGGAGCTTGCCGCTGAACTAGACAAACTTGGACTACAAAGTCTTAAGGCTGGAGAAATTATTCAAAAAGTCGCTGGTGTTCGTCAGCGTGATATTTTAATTAGCTTGGTTGAAGATTTAAATTCTGGACAAAGTCAATTTGCCAAAGCACTACAGGTATCTGCGGGTGCCGCTGGAGCTCTAGATGCCAAAAATGAAAAATTGAATCAAACCCTAGAAGCTTTAATTAATAACCTGACCGTTGGCGGCCAAAAATTAGCTTCTGTTTTGGGGGAAATAGGTTTTACAGACGCGGCAGCAGATATTCTAAAAACTTTTTCAACAATAGTTAGCGGCATAACTGATATTTTGCAAGGAGACAGCATAGGGGCAAAATTTGCGCAAGGACTCGTTAAGGGAATAGGTAGTGTTTTGACTGGCCCTGGTCTAGCCTTGATCGGCGCTATATTTGTTAAGTTGTTTTTGGATTTAGCTAAATTTGGAGCCAGTTCTTTAAAACAAATTTTAGGAATCAACAAAGCAGCTATGCAGCAAAATGCCCTGCAGCAATCCGTCTTGCAAACATTACTGCAGAACGAAGATATACAAAGAGAAATTTTAAAGCTAGAGGGTAACAAGGTTGCTCAAGAACAATTACTTTTAAAAATTTATAACCAACAAGCGGCAGCTTTAGCTAGAGTTCAAAAAGCTGCGGCAACTGTTTCTCCTGGTCTTTTTGGTAGAGGGTTTAGGGGCGGTGAAGGCGGCGTAGGAAAAACTGGAAGAGGTGCTAGTGGTTATGTAGCAGCTGAAGCTCGTGATGTATCTAGAGGAGTTGGTGGAGCGCCCGCAAGCTCTAAGGTAGTCTCGATTCCAAACTTTGCTTTTGGTGGCGGTAAGCGAGGAACAATGGTAGCAAATACAAGCGAGTATTTTGTTCCTAATTATGCTGGAGGTGGAGATGCTATATTTAATCAAAATATGGTTAAGGCTATGGGTCTTCCTGCTGGCGCTAGAAAAATAAATGCAGCTGGTGGATATATACCAAATTTTGTTAGAACTAGGGTTGGAGCTGGTCTTCCTGCAAATAATAGATATAGAACTAACAATCTTTCTGAGCTTGAGAGGATAGATCCATCAAAATTAAAAGGCAAGGCCCGAAAGGAATATGATGCTGCACTAGCTTCTAAGCAAAAGGCTAAAGTAAAACCATTAAATTTAGACGCTTCTGCGTATTCTTATTTAGTTCCCCAGTTTAATTTTTCACAAAAGGGAGGACTATCAAAAACTGGAAGTTTTAAAAAAGGAAAAAAAAGTTTTCCGTTTTCTCTTTCTAATTTTTCGGCATTTGGCCCAAGAATACCAGGAGGGGTTGCTGCTGCTGGAGACCCTCAAGATGAATTTCTTGAAGAAAATATAACCAATTCTTTAGTAAAAGAATCTCAAAAATATGCGAACATATTAACCAAGGCTGTTGGTGGTAGAGTGGTAAGCGGAGGTAATTTAAGGACTAAATTTTCTTCTGGAGGTACAAAGGGTGCGTTTGGCGCATTAAGATCTTCGGTAGGTTCGGCTTTTGAAATAGCTACCTCAGAAGCGTTGGGAATAGATGATGCCGCTGTTAAAAAGGGTGGGGGAGATTTTGATATAAGAAATCCTAGCCAAGAAGCTAAGAAAAAATTAGAAGCACTTTTTGGGTCAGCAGGCGGCAGATCTAAAGGAGAATTTAAAGTAAGCACTTCTATAGATAACATTGCTAGTTTTGCTAAAAAAATAGCTACAGAAAAGAAAATGGCTTCGGGTGGTTATATTCCAAATTTCGCCATGTCGCCTCTTGACGATGCTATTGAAAGAGAAAAAGCCGCTGGCCTACCAATTAATCAAATTAGAATTAATCAAAGCGGAAAACTTCGTAACGCCCAAAACCCAATGGGTCTTGCTGTAACTAATACAAGAGATGAGCCAACTGGAGCAATACCAAACTTTACTGCATTTTCTTCGCTAAAAGAAGCTAGGGCTTCGAATATGTCGGACAAACAAATTGCCGCTGGTTTTGGGGGAAAGGCTGCGAAGGACGAAATCAATAATCTCGGTAAGTCTGCGGGTGCAACCTCTAGCGCTTTGGACGCTTCAATCGGAAAGATTTTTGCCTTACAGCTAGGTGTGAGCGCAATAACCAACAGCTTCGCTGAACAGGGCGGCAAGATGCAAGAATTTGGAAACTCGTTGAGCGGGGCGATAAACACAATGCTAGTTCTGTCGACGGTTGGCGCTAGCCCTTTAGGCGCTTTCGGTAAAGGTGGAGGAGGACTAAAGGGCCTTGTGGGGTTAGCAAAAAGTACAAAGGGTTTAACGAGAGTTTTCGGTCTACTTAAGGGTTTGGCGGGGCCAGTCGCTTTAGGTTTCACGGCGGTAGATATCGCTCTTAAGTCATTTACAGGCAAGGGAGTTTTGGGCTACGCTAAAGATGGATTAGTTGCTTTGGGACTTGCAGCAAGCGAATCTAGTAAGAAATTTGCATCATCTGCCGAAGAGTTTGCGCAAAGAACATCGGGACTAGGAGTAGGCGGTTCAGTTAACGTAGCGATAGAGCAGCTTCGAAAAGAAGCTAAGGCTAGATCTTTAGGTGTAAAAGCTGAGGAACTAAGCGAATCAGTTCTAGCTTTTTCTGGAGTATCTGGTTTGAGAGCTGGTCAACAGTTAAAAGGGCCTGAGCAGACAGTTATCACATCAGCGAATTATGCGGGTGTATCAACTTCGACTTTTCGACCAACAGGAACCCTCACAAAAGAACAGTTAAAACCAGTTCAAGAAGCACTAGGAAACTTATTCGCAGGTTCTGCCGAGGAAATACAAAAAGTAATACCAGGGATATCGGACGAAAATGCACAAGCATACATAGAAAGCCAAGCTGAAATAGTTAAAGATTTAGATGCCAAGATTAAAGCGGCAGTAATTGCGGGCGTTAACGTTGAAGATAATATAAATACCGCAGCGCAAAGCACTAGAATTGCAATAATTGATATGTTTTTGCGCGCCCAAAAAGCGGCCAAAGCGGAAGCAGTAGAAGTAGAAGATGACATAGAAAGAGTCAGCGGTAGAGATGCCGCTACGGCGATAGCTTTAGCCGCATCAAGAAGACAAAATCAAATAGATATATCTGCCGCACAAACAGCCGCCAGAAGAGAACAACTTCAAAGAACGCCAATGGGCAGCGTTGAAAGAGCAGGCTCTGCTTTTGCTTCTGAATCAGATGATCTAGAAACCTCAGCCAAGTCAGAAAGACTTAAGATAAGGACATCTTTGATAGAACAAGCAAAACTTCAAGAAAGCCTGAAAGACATAGAAAAAGAAAAATTAGATACTATTTTAGCCCAGGTTAGCGAGTATGGATCTATTGAAGAAATCCAAAAAGCTATCGGATCTATACAAGGTGTATCAGTAGATAATCTTGAAGAGTTGGTTCAATTAGCTGAACTTCAAAATACGCAGCTTGAAGAAGCCCTAGCAAAAGACAAGCAAATTTTAGAAATTAGAAAACAACAAGCCATAGAGACGGCAAAAGCCAACAAGGGTTTAGCTAAATATTCAAAGGACGCGCAACAAGATTTAATAGATCAAGCGGAGAATTTACCAAATATTTTAGCTACCAATTTGGAGCAATCATTATCTCAAACGTTTAATAATCTGGCAAATGGCGCTCACGATACCGTTGGTGATGCTCTTTTAAGTATAGCCTTAAGCTTTGGTCAAGAGCTACAAAATCAAATGAATCAAAGACTAGCAAAGCAGACTACAAGCGCTTTGTTTGGTGAGGGCACAAAAGGAGGTGGACTACTAGAAGGCCTCAGTGATATGATTACTGGAGGCGGTGACAAAGACGGTCAGGGCAACAAAGGCGGTAAGGGTGCAAAAGGAGGTGGACTACTACAAGGCATCAGCGGTATGTTTACTGGGGGCGGTAACAAAGGCGGCGGCGGCTTCTTTAAAGATATTGGCAGCTTTTTTGGATTTAATTCTGGAGGTATTGTTCCAGGAGGCTCAGGTGTCCGCGATGACGTGCCAGCAGTTTTGACTGGTGGAGAGTATGTTATTAAGAAATCCGCAGTACAAAAATATGGAAAAGGTTTTTTGGATCAATTGAATTCAAGTTCAGTAAACGGGATGCAGGAGGGGGGCTTCTTCGTACCAGGCACCCGAGGACAAGGGCAGATTAAAGGTAAAGATAATTTACTAAAATTCGCCCTACAACAAAGCACATCTGGAGCAACAGACTTTATAAGGTCTGGTGGATCGGCAGCATCTATAGACCTAGAAGTTCAAAGCTCGAGGCTTACGACATTTGGTAGGTTCAGAGATAGTCCAGCTAGGAGATCGTTAAGGGAAGCTCAGGAGAAAGCTTATAATTTATATTTGGCGAGACTAGAAGAAGAAGAAAGAGTAAAGCAAGCTAAAAAAGCTCGTAGCAACATGCTCAAAAGCGGCATTACGGGGGCTTTTACGAACCTTGGTATTGGGGCTTTAACTGGAGGACTTGGTAGTCTTTTCAACAAACCAGGTGGAAACTTTTCTTCCCTTGGCTCGTTCGAGGCTGCGGCCAACCAGTATTCCTCTAATGCTCTAGGTTACAATGTCGGATCAAATCAGTCTGGCACTTTTGTTAATCTTGGCGGTGGGCAAACTTACGACGCTTCGATGGCTGGAAGCGGAAACGGGTTTGGAGACTACAGAGCGTTCGCAGGTGGAGGAAGTGTATCAAGTGGATCAAACGCTTTGCTGATGGGTGGAGAATATGTATTATCTTCTGCGGCGGCTTCTAGGATTGGTAGAGAAAACTTGGACGATATAAACATGATGCGATACTCGAATGGCGGACCTGCTGGAAATGTAGCGTCCGATTCTAGTAATTCTTCGTCTGGTGTTGGAGAAGTCAATATAACAATAAACATGGAAAAAGGAGATGCGTCTGTTGACGAAAATTCAAACGGCGGAGCAGACCCAACGCAAACAAAAGAATTTGCTAGACGAATTAAAGACGTAGTTGTAGGCGTTATTAATGAAGAAAAGCGCGTATCTGGGTCTCTGTTTACTAGGAGAAAATAAATGAGTTTTATCGAAAAATTTAATTACAACCGCGATTCGATCACAAGCGGAAGTGTATTTGGGTTCACGGGGTCGCCTATTTATGGGTCTTCTATTGAGTTTGAAGCCTCTAACTCTTCTTGGCGTGGGTCTAGTTATAATCAATTTATTATGGCTAATGGTATCAACTCTATAAAAGCCAATATGGAGTTCTCCTTTCAAGGAGATAGAGAACAAATGAAAAGCATTTTAAGACGAATCGAAAATTCTACCACTGGATATATTACTGGAGAGATTGCTTTTTCTGGTACGGAGGATTGCATTAATTTTGGAGAATCTAAAAATGGAGTGCAAATAAATATAGATACAGGGTATTATGAAAACTTTAGCGGATCTCAGGTTGAAGGTTACAATATTAAACATATTTCTAAGGATGTTTGCGAGATAAACATGAGGCTGTTTAACAATAGGGTTTCTCCAGTTATGCAAAATGGGATGGGTTTTGTTGCAGATAGAACTTTACCTACATCTAGTTTGACTTTCGATAAATTTGACGTGGTTACTGGGACAACTGGATCGGCTAACAGCAATGTTTTTGATAATTATTTTTATTTAACTGGCTCCAGGAATGGATCAATTAGTGAATCGGCAGTTTCTGGCTTAAGCACTTACACTGGCGTCGCCGAAGATTCTACAAGGACGTTTTTTTGGGATCCAGACCAGCAAACCTCCATACCCATTACGCATCAACAAAGGGTTAATGTTTTTACAAGATCATTTAATCAACAATTAAACGTGTCGCGGAATCAGAACCGATTAGACCAATTGTCGCTCACATTTAGCAATAGAAGCG